TAGTTACCATTATGATTTAATGCTAATATCTTTAGAATAAGTAAAAGGCACCACAAGGCCTTCAGCGTTTACTGATCCTTTTAATTCAAATTTACCGCTGGCTATATCTTTAAGTTTACCAGTCAACAAATCAGATACCAGGCTAACTAGTTCTAAATTTAGTTTTACTGGCAAAGTAATTGTTTTAGATTCTAAAGCTTTTAAAGTAAAAGGCTGTCTGTAATCAATAGTGGCACCAGCTGTTCCTTTCCAGATAACATCAGCTACAATAGACTTAATTTCTATTGGTGCATTACTAGGATTGATCAATCTAACATCAACTACAATATTTTTGCTTTGTTTGTTCCAATCAATCTTAGTTACATTAACATTCAAGCTTTTTATAGCTTCTTTCTTTCTGAATAAATATTTACCAGCTATAAATAAACCAGCGCCAGCACCTAAAATCCAAAGCCATTGTTTTTTCATGTTTATCAAATTTTATTAGTTCCACAAAAGCAACCAAGCTAGTTTACCAGTTCCCCTGGTTATATCCGATTTATGTCTTGATCTATAAGCTTGCCTTCTTTGTTCTGCCAAATTTTTATCTATTTTTTTGTAAGTGTGGTAGTCATTGTATCTTTTATCACCTATATCAGCAATCTTTTTACCAGATCTGTATACCGAAATTTTTTTAAAGCCTACATTACTTAGTTTTACTTCCAGTCCTAAAGCTTTAGCAATTTTTTTTGTGCGATCAGATATTTGATAACCCACTTTACAAAATTAGTAAAAAATTTTTGAAATAAAAAAACCAAAAAAAAATGCCGATTTTCATCAGCATTAGAACATGGGTCTAGTATATAATATATAGATATATATCTATATATTTATACTACCCGTTCAAATAAACATAATTTACTTATTAACAATTTGAATAAATGATCCATTTTTTTCTATCATTTTTTCAGCATAAAGTATTGGTATTATTTTTTTCTCAATATAGTATACTGATTCATTTGTATGTATTCTAAAATTTGCTATTATATCCTTATATGTCAATCCTATTTTGCCGTTGAATACTTTATTTAAAAAATCATAACTTATATAATTTTTGTTTTGATTCATATTTAATGACAGATCGTATTTTTTATTATAATCATCATAGGCAATTTCAATAGGCGTAAAGTCATCAGCTGAACGCAAGAAAGTAGCTGATAGTGTACTAGTTCCGGATTCGTTTTTCTCAATAGATAATTCAGATTGGGCATGCCTGGAAGCAAAGCTACCTAGATGACCTAAACTAAAATTCGTTCCTTTGTTCTGGTGCAATATTCCAACGATACCAATATTATGTTCATCACATGCTGTTTTTAAGTAATGAATAGCTGCTTTAGCTTCTCTAACATCGTTTATATCATTAACCAGGTCAAGCAATCCATCAATGCAAATTAATCCTACATTCTTATTAGCTTCACAGATTTTATTTATAAGTTTAATAATCTCATCCACATTCAATGACCTGGCGCTAAAAGTCTTAAAGTTTTTTAATGTGGATAACTTTAAGTTTATTGTGTTTTGAAGTCTATGTAAACTTTGGTGTAAATCGTACATACTTTGCTCAGTATCAATTAAAATCACCAAATTTTTATCTGGCTTTAGATTGGCTTTAATTGACCAGATAGAATAATCTACCAGGGCAGCACCTATAAAAGCATGCAAAAAAGTAGTTTTTCTTGCTTTAGGCTTACCAGTTAATACCATTAATGATCCATAAGTAAGGACAATTTTGTCTTGGATGGTATATATAATTTCTTGGGTTACTGGCTTCTCCAGGTCTACAAGATAATTATCAATATTAAATTCTTTAATTAAGTCAATAGGTTTTTCATTGACCTTTTTTTTGGGTTTAGGTAACATTTAATTAAGGGTTTAAAAATAAAAAAATCTAGGGGCATTTTAGCCCCTAAATATTAATAATCAGATTTTTTGCCCCAAAGGACAATATTAAAATCACCGCCAAGCTTGTGTATATATTTTCTGGCTACATCCAGCTGATCGCGTAAATATTGTTCTGAATGATGGCTAGATTTTAATCTTATGTGGCGTTGGCATATTTCATCGTAATCGCAAATAGAATTGATTAAATCAGCTATTAAATCTATCCTGGCATCAAATAATTCACGATCAGCGCCAGTGTATTCCTTAGCTTCTAGTTCTAACTGATTAACTAAATAATTCGCTCTTTTAACTGCAAGGGATAATTCTTGCCTGGCTGTAAATAAATTAAGGGTTTCTTGTGTCATAGGTTTATAAAATTATCTTCAAAAAAAGTGTTAGGTTTTTCAATATATTTTAGCTTAATCAGTAGTTCTACTTTTTTAAGTGCTAAATTAAAACCAAGTTCAAAATCATCAATACTAGGATGATCATGCTGCATAGCCTCAATATCGGCTAATAGTTCTTTTAATTTGTTATTCATTGTATTTCTGTATATATATTGTAAAAAATTATTACTATCACTATTGCCAGGGCTATAAGCATGGCTAAAAATATATTTTCAAAATTAAATTTCTTGATCATAAAATATTTTTTTTAGGCTTTTAAAAATAAATACCACTATCATTAATAAGTAATAAACAAAAAAGAAAAGGCCAGCAAACCATAAAATAACAAAATACATAAATAGTTTATCCAGTGCATCCCAGCCATCTGTTTCAGTAGCCCAAAAATGACCACAAAAAAAGGAATTAAAAATAAAATATATAGCTAAATAAATACTCATAAAATAATGTCTTTAGGTTTAGTTACTTCAAATTTAATTACTTGGTTAATAAGTAGTATAGTTTCCTTTTTGCCAGCTGGTATTTCCTCTATAAGATAAATAGCTGGTATACCACCGAATTGCACAAACCCATGAAATTGTCCTTTGATTACTGAATGATCAATAAGCGTTATATACACTTCTTTTTTGATTGGTAGAAAAAAATTGTTTTCCATATAATATAAAATTTAATTAATTACAATACTAAAATAATTGATATAGTCATGCAAGCTTGCATCACCAGAAACAAGCCTACCCCATGCCGCAGCATTGTTATGCGCCATAGTTACACAAGCATTGATAAAACGATCCACAGAAAGTTCATTTTTACGCTTAATAAATTCTGGATCAATGTACACTGGTATCTGTAAAGCATCAGATTTTAATAAAGCTTTATAGATCCTTTTCCACATGGGCGGTAAAATTGTTGAATATAATATACCTTCACTTAGATCCTGGGCATCTGATTTTATTACCGCATTATACCAGACTTGTGTTTTGTCTACATATATATAGGGGTTATTCTCATTTAACACAATTTCTAAAGTTTCGGCCATCAATATATCCAGGTCAATAACTTGTTTAACTTCGATTTGTCTATTCATAATTTTTCAATAATTGCTATAAGTGCTGCACAAGATAATATAAAAATAGATATTATATTAAATATCCATAGTAATAGATAAAATAATTTTCTCATAAAATATAATGATTAAATAAATAAGTTAATATAGTCATGACCTTGACTATCTACCAGGCTAAAAAGATTCTTTAGATTTTTTTTTGGGATCTGGTTAATAGCATCATTTACATTTAATGCTAAAATTTCAGACTTTGTAATGCCATAGCTTATTCGATAGCTGGCAACAAATTTTTGTTTTTTTTCTTTTTGTATCATATAAATAAAATAAAAGTTTAATACTAAAAATGTGCGTTAAATAGTCGCACCCCTATCACCATAAAACATGTACAATTTGATGCAATACTATAAAAAAAAAACCGACACACAAAGCATCGGTCAAAAAAAAAATGTATAATTTTTTTGAATATGTTTATAACTTGATTAAGCCTTTAAGCTTCTGGTATTGCAAAGATTGATTAGCTTTAAGTGTTCCTATCTTGTTTTTACTGAAGTCTGGATGGCTTTTTAATTTTTCTATACCAGCATTTATGCCATCAAATATAGTCGGATATTTGTGGAAATCTTTAGACAATTTAGGCTTGATAGCAAAAAAATTATTATTCTTTAATAGCTTTAAATTTCCCTGGGTTATATCGTAACTTAATTGCAATAAAGCCATAGGATTAATAGCACTTTCAGCAGCTACCACATTAAAAAAGGGTAAGTAAGCTAAAATCATTTGCTGTAAACTGATCATTTTAAAAGTAAATAAGTAAATATACCAATTATGCCCAGGGCTAATAAATTAGTATTGCTTGGTTTATACTTTGCAATTACATCCACCACATTTGCAGCTATCTTTTTTACACTAGCTGCATAGTTTAAAGCCGTTGCATATCCAGCTTTAGCTATTGCATCAATTTGATCAGTGTAAGTTTTAGCTGTAAATACTCCAGCTTTAGTATACCTGGGATTCTTTTTTAAAAAAGATACATAGTCTTTAAAGCTTTCTACTGGCGTTGCATATTTTCTAAATGCGCTGTCAATATATATTGATTTGCCATTCTTTACTTCCCTGGTGCGCATGATCACTTTTTGACCTTTCCAGGATGGATCAGCTTTAATACCAAAAAAATTGTTATGCTTACTTGATAGCTCAGATTTTCCGCTGGATGATTCTAATATAGCCTGGCCTAGCAATGTTTGTGGAAATATGCCAGTACCTTGCGTTGCCTCTATGGCAGCGCCAGCGTATTTTTCAGCAAATTCCTTATTAGTCATTAAATAGATACGATTTGCACATTACCTTCACCATAAACAGCTACTAGTGCATTATAAGCGCCATTAATCAATAAATCTTCAGCCGTTAATGTTTCGTAATCAGTAACCGATAAATTAGCATTGAATACTTGTGGAAAGTCTAAAATACCAGTTATTGCCTGGATGTCTGGATCAGTTACAGCTGCTGCATTAATATATAAAGCATTTGCTATTTGTGATGGTATTACATATTCATCAGTAGTTGGATCTAGATTTTTAGCTTTAATATCAGCGTAACCTTCAGTAATGGTTAAAATCGTGTTTTTTGGGGTTTCTAGTCCAGAATTAAGATTAACTGGCACTAATATTTTTATAACTTTCATATATACAAAGATAAAAAAAAATTACATTGCTGAATGATTAAGTTTACGCCATCCATTTATACTATCATAATAGCATATATGGTTAATATCTGTATTGTAAACCATTAAAGCATTAGCAGGTGAAGCAATAGCTAAAATTTGTACTTGTGTCATTCTAGGCATTAACCATCCCCTTGTAGTTGAATCCGTCTGTAAAGAAGCACTAGCATTTTCAACAGTAGATTTTCCAGTACCAGTCCATTCTGCCCAAGATTGAATACAACCAAAATTTGATCCATCAATCATTTTAAATGTAGGTGTACTATTACCATTTATTTGAAATGTCGGGCCACTACCAGAAAATTCTCTTATTCTTATATTTGCATTAAAAGATCCATCCCTAGCTATTGCTAAACCATTAGTATTATATATTTTAAATTGTGTAGCACCAGCACTACCAGCTTCAATACCGCCATCATCTAAAATTTTAAATAATTGTGTAGAACCACTATTTTGAACTAATAAACTTTGTGTAGCGCTAGTTGATCCACTACCTTTAACATGTGCCATAGCTGTTGGCGTTAAAGCTGTTGTATTAGTTATTGCTGTACCAGCTGCACCTAAATAAATAGCACCACCACCAGTTCCACTTTGTGTAGAATGTAATGAATTGCTAGCTATTTGTGCTATTAAAATATTAGAAATCCTAGCTTTTTCAGCATTATATAAATATCCATCATTTCTAACATAAAAACTAGCTACTCCAGTTGAAGCTGATAATAAATATTCACTTGTTGAAGTATTTGTATTAGCTATTGTTAATCTTGCAAAATTGCTAGTAGTATTTATTCCTATATTTGTACTAGATACACTAATAGGCAAATCGTTACCCAATCCATCAGATAAATATCTTAATGAAGCTGATACAGCTGAATTATCACCAAATTTAATTAGTCCTTGATACGTAGCTGCTGGCGTTAAGCCCGTTAAAGAAGTTCCCATATATTAATTAATTCCAGGTTTCATTTATTGTTTGCCATTGATCAAATATCAGTTGCCATTGATTCTGTGCAAAAGGCGTTTTATAGCTAGTTTTTAAATAATCTATTAAAGTATTTTTTAATAAAAGCATCTATTATGGGTTTAATGTTGGATGATACATGCACTTAACATTACCAGATATTATTCTAACTTGTGCATAGTTACCAAATAAAATTTGACCAGCTTTAATAGTTACGCCAGCTAATGTAGTTAAATCAACTAAATTACCAGCTGCATCGACTTCAGTAGTACCAGCTAGTGTAGTATCTAGAACGCTATCAGTAATAAAATAAATAGCATAGTAATATACTCCCAATGTACTAGTAGCACCAGCATTTAAGTATATATTAGTTCCCAATATACCCATAGCCGCTTTAGTCATTGCATCAGTAGTCAAAGTAGTTTGCAAAGCACCGCTAGCATTACCAGCTACATGTTGATAGGTATTTGTAGGGGTTACGACTGATATAGGCAAACCAGCATCACATGTAAGCGCTGTTGATCCAGAAGCCCTATTATTTGAATTTTGGGTAATCATGCTTTAGAATAAATTAAACAAGTTAAAGAAGAATTAATAGTAGCACATGAGCTAAAAGTATCAAATAGCATTTGCCATCTGGTTTTATCTTCGTAGCCAGACTCAAAAGTCTTAAAAGTAGAATTGGGCTGTAGAATAAAATTGTTAAGTTGTACAGCGCAGTTTCCAGTGTTTATAAAAATATACCCGATAGTATTATCATCTCTAAAAACATGGGTGCCGTTTTTAGTTGAATTATATACTATTGTATCAATTACATAGTTCATAGATTTTCTTTTTTATTGTTAGGTTTTAAAATCTTATATATAGTACCGATACCGATAACTATTTGCACAAAAGCTTGTGTTATGTTTGCTATATCTTCACTTGTAGGCATATTGTCAATTACATTAGGGATAAATTCCACGACTGAAGCACCTACCAGGCCATGCAATATGGTATTTATTCTGTCCATATTATTTAGCTGCTTTAATTTTGTAGTATTTATTTATATCAGCAATGATATTGTCTACCAGTTCAGCATCAAATTTTCTTTTAAGTAAAGCTTTTAAGCTTTTAATTTTATCTTCAATTTTAACTGAAGGCTTTAGGTTTTCTTTTTCAAACCATATATCCAGGGCTTTTTCAAAGTAAACTTTCTTAAAAAATTTAATTAAAACGCGCACTATCATTCCAGCTAATGTAGGATGATCAGTGTTTTTACTTGTCATGTATTGGCTTAATACTTCTACATGATCTTTAATTGCACTTTCTATTTTTGGCTCAATCATAATATTATTTTTTTTCTATTCCTAGTGGTTTTAAACTAATAATTTTAATTACTTCATTAAATTCAGTATCTGATAGATTAGATTTTAATGTAGTTAATAGATCCTTATTATAAAGTTTTTTATAAGCATCTACTATACTGGCTACTTGTGTCTGGTATCTTAATGATCTAAAGGCAGCATATACAGCTTCTTCATCATCATTAAAAGTTCCCCAGGCATCATGTATTTTCTCAGCTTTAATTACTGAATCGTTATATAATAATAATTTAATAGTCTGGTTAGGCTTTATTGTTTTTTGCAATGAAGCAACGCCAGCCCATATATTATTTGTTTTCTCTTGTTCTTCCAGGGATTTTTCAGCTTCTTTTTCTTCTTTAGATTTGCCGAATAGCTTATTATAAGCTATATATCCGCCAACAAGCAAAGCTGCAATTAATACTAAATTAGGATTTAACTTATTCATTATACCATTTTTCTAAGTTGTCCAATAAGCATTTTAAAGAAATCTGGCTGCGTTTTAGCAAGCTTCAATAGTCTTGCCAGGTCATCTTCAATTTCTGGATGGATTTGCTTAAATTCATCCAATATATCATTGCCATCAATACCAGCTATACCAGTATTTTGTGGCATGTTTTGTTTTGCAATCATTCCTAGGACTACATCAACAATAGTATCTATTTTGCCTATTAAGGCATTATTGATAGCTTCAGTAAAGGTAGCTGGTGCTGGTGCGCCTACTTCGTCATCATCATCATCATCATAAATTAATTCATCCATTTTTTCTTCCATCCTGGCTAATTGCGCCTTCAATGTAGCGTTTTCAGTTGCAACGGCTACATAGCTATTAACATCAATAGGCTGTGATGGTGCTGGACTATATTTGTTTAATCCAGCAGTGGTGGCAGCTTCTCTATGATGAAAAGCTACGACCACTTTAACAACTGGACTTAATTTTGCACCAGGATCAGTATTGTAAGATCCTAGCAATTCTAGTTTATAATCTCTAAAATTATTGTCATCAATAAAATCATCTACCCAGGCAGTAAAATCATTTATAAGATCAGCTTGGGTTTCACCTTCTTTGATCCTTTTAATATAAATTACTTCACTACTTTTAGAAAGCTTGATTTTTTGAAAATCAAAGCGATCCATGTATTTAACTATTTTATCTAAACCAATAATTTCAGCGGCCATAATTTTTTAAGCTTTTGTGTAATAAACTGAATAAAGGAAATTTTTACCTGCATAAGAAGCAATGCTTGCAGTATTAGTCAATGTAATGTAGCTTTTAGCCCATACAATAGTTTGACCAGCTAGCATTGGAATATCCATGTAAAAAGTAGTGCCATTATTTCTATATAAAGAAAGTGTTGGCACCTGGATGAAATCACCACCATCAAAGTATAAGGTAGTGACTGAATCTTTTAATTGTGCAAATGCCTGGTTAGTTGCACCAGTAATAGTGTAAGCTTGTGTATCTGATGAGTAAACCTCAATACCGAAACATTTAGCTGTGCGTAAATTTGGAAGATCAGGGAACCAAATTTTTTGTGTTGTGTTTCCAGTTGGTATCATTACCTCCACATACTCAGCGCGTTTAATATGAAATGGTGTCATTGTAATAAAATAAATTTGTTTTTAAAAAATAGGGGCTTGAAGTGATCGCACCCCTATAACCTATATTTAACCCTTAATTATTTGTTCAAGTTAGAAGCACCTAAGCTTAGGAATCCTCTGAAGATCAAGTTAATTTGACAAGCGTTAGTAACAGCCAATGATGTTGGCAATACCAAGTTAATGTCAATTTTAGCTGTACCAGAAAATTGTAAAGTTGGAACCAGGTCAGTAAAACCATCAGTGCCTTTTACACTATTTTGGCCAGTAGTGTCGCCACCAGTAGCAAAAATATTTCCAGTTTGAACGATTGGCGTTGCGTAGCATCTGTAAACATCAAAGTTTTGCAAATAAGCTACGTTATTTACGCTAATGTTCAAGTAAGATTGAGCAAATAAAGCGTTAGCGTTAGTTACGCCAGCTGCTGTTAAAGCTTCTGATTGATAGTTATATAATTGGTATGATCCAGCTGAAGTTGCTGCACCAGCATCAGTCAAACCACCGATGAATAAACCTACGCTAGTTGCTGTAAAAGCATCTGCACGATTTAAAAATCTGTTTTCTGCTAAAGTGTTAGTGCTGTCGCCTTCTAATACTGGAAAGCTGTAAGTGGTTTTATTAGCAACCACTGATTGAATAAGGCGTAAGGTAGACGGAGTTGTTACCGGGTTACGACCTTTTGCGGCATAAGCTTTTTTAATTGTTGAAAAAGCTTGTCTTTGTCCTAAACTCATGTTTTTATCTAATTTTTAATTTATGTTTAATATTAATAGTCGTACTCATCGTATCCGATTTGATCTAGGCCATTTACTTCTGAAATGTCCATGCCATCAGCACCGATTTGATCAATACCATTTACTTCTGAAATGTCTGTGCCAGATACAACAATAACATCATCACCATCAGCACCAATCATCGTTGGGGCTACTGATTTTAATAATTCATACATTGCACCTACATACATACCTTCAGCTAAAGAATCTACTTTGCTAGATTTGATACCCAAAGTTGATACTACTGGCTTAGTGATTAAACCTAAAACAGCTTGACCTAAAGCTTTGGTCATTGGGGTTTTAACTAAAGCTGGGATAGCTTTACCAGCTGCGTTTACAATAATTCTAGAAGCAACCAAACCGCCAGTAATCATTAAAGCGTTGGTAGCCATTGAAGATACAGCACCAATGCCACTCATTCTGCGGCTTTTTCTGTGCGTGCGTCTTTTTGCGTGTTTTTTATGTCTTTTAGCCATAATTTATATTACAAATTTAATTGTTTTTTATTTAATATGTTTTTTTAATCCAGTAATATGTTTTTTAATATCTTTTATTTCTTTAGTAAATAAATTTACATATCCAGTAGAATTTTTAATATCAGCAAAATTTTTATTTTTTCTAGCTAATTTTAATTTTTCTTTCCACAATATTAAATCAGATTGATAAGAATTTAAAAGTTTTACCCATTTATTCAAATCATCTAAATATTTATTATTTATTCCACTAACTACCCTAATATTTACATTATGACTTTTAGTGTCTTTGTGCATTGATCTAGCTGGGGCTTTTTTAGCTTTAGCTTTAGCACCTACTTTTTTAGCTGGTTTTTTCATTTTATATAATCTTGTTATTGATCCGTCTAAATAATAATCAATATCCCATCCCAATTTTCTTAATTTTTTAGCTGCCCTGCCTAAATTATTATAGCTATCTTCTGGTTCAAGCGTATCTATAATTTTTTTAACAGCCAGTGGTGCTTTTTTATAAGCATTATATACTGGATCGCCTACTTTAGCTTTTACAGCTTTATTTTTTGCTGATCCTACTTTGCTAAATAGTTGTAATTGTCTTTTCATAATTTATTTATATAGTGGGCTTAATCCGTATTGCTTAATAGATCTTTCAATCATGTCTGGCGTTTGTTCTAACCTTTTACCATAAGCACCATTTTTTCCTTTTAACATTTCAGCTTTAAAATCTCTTAAATTATATAGATCCATAGGCCAAGATAATCCAGTTTTAGCTTCAGTAAAAAATTTATCACCACTTGCTCTAAACAAAGTAATACCATGAACATCAAATTGTTCAGCTACTTTAGCTTTTTCAAATACTCTTTTATCTTTACCATCAACTAATTTCATTACATTTTTATAAAAAAACTTTTCTTTAGGTGCTTTTCTAGTTTTATAAACTATTGTATCTTCAATATGTGCTTTATGGTATTTAGTAATTCTACCTTTAGCATCCCTTTCAATTCTGTAAGCTTTTTTTATTGGATCAGTAGTCTTTTCGTTTTTTTCTAAATAAAGTGTTGATCCTACTTTCCTTTTTTTACCTACTGGACTTTTACCCTTATGTTTAGAAGCATAAATAGCACTAGCCTGGGCTACATATTCTTTCCAGGTAGAAAACCTTTTAGGATATTTTTTCTTTAGGCTTTTGGCCTCAGTTACTATCCAATTTAAAGCTGTACTAGTTTTAGCCATTATGCTGCTGCTGTTTTTTTACCTTTTTTTTTAGCTATAAATACCAATGCACCAATAGCCAATATACCACCACCAACAATAAATTTATTATCTTTAATCCATTGCATAAAGTTTGTTGGCTTAGTAGTGCTTTTAATTTGATCAGTAGTTAATCCAGCACCCTGGGCTACTGCGGCTGTGGCTACCTTTGTAGCTGTTTCATTGCTAACTGGTGCAAGATCACTAGACGTTAATTCTGTTTTATTACTAGATAATCCAGATTCTTTTTTGAAAATAACATCCCTAACATCCTTTCCAGTTGCCTTTTTAAAGCTTGCAGCTGCTGTTTTAGCTACATCAACGGCTTTTTTAGCGGCATCACTAGCTGGCTTTAATTTTTTAAGTATATCAGCTGCTTTAATCAAAATTGGTGCTGCTGTTGCTGCGGCTGCTGTTCCTACCACGCCAATACCATTTACATCAACGCCATCAGCATCGTAACCAGTAAAAATTTCTTTAGCGCTGTCGGTTTCTTCCTGGATGCCAAAAATTTGTTTTTTAGTAGATCCGTTTTCAATAGCTTTTGTAAAATCAGATCTATCACCGCCCAATTCTACCCACCACTTGATACCCTCATCACCTTTTTCATCAATTACCTTTTTAAAATCAGTAGCTAAACCATTAAAATTTATACTAATTAATCCTAAAAAAGCATTTCTAGGTATAGCAAGGCCTGCTGTTTTCATGCCTTGTTCAATTTTTTTAGCTGCTGCTGGTATTTCCTTTGCTGCTGCTTTAACTACATTAGATGCCTTTGCACTGGCTGTCTTAATGTTTTCTTTTACTTTGCTGAAGTTAATTCCGCTAATATCATCAGCATCATCAATTCCAGATAATCTGTAAAGGCTCATATTTATGTCTTTTTTTGTTGTGTAATCTTTTTGCGTATTGAATGTAGGTAAAACAGCATCCAGGATAATATTTTCTTTAGGTAAACAAGTATAAACATGCTGTATTTCTTTACCATTGTAACCAGCAAACCTATATAGTGGCTTATAGCCGCAGCATTGTAGGATGGTATTTGCAAACAAAGAAAAGTGTTTGCAGTCCCCTTTACCATCGGCCAAAAATCTAGATAGCGTTTTTGTAGTCTGGCGGCTGCTCGGCTCAATATCATATTGAATTTCAGTTTTAAGAAAATTAAAAATATTTTGAGCTGTGCTTTTTGCATCTGATCCTTTAAAGTATTTACAAATTATTTTTGCATCTGGTAAATTATGCAAGTGCTGATATTTTATAGCATCAATTATATTATCAGTATTTTGCCATCCAGCAATAAGTTTTGATCTATATTGTGGTGGTGGTAAAAGATTATATAATTGTTTTCTAGTTACCATTATGATTTAATGCTAATATCTTTAGAATAAGTAAAAGGCACCACAAGGCCTTCAGCGTTTACTGATCCTTTTAATTCAAATTTACCGCTGGCTATATCTTTAAGTTTACCAGT